GCGTCAGCGGGCGCGTTCACCGTGAGCCCGTACCACGCGCCGCTGGCGATCCGGCACGCCGTGGCGGCCTGCAGCAGCGACTCGCCGATGGCGGTGATGTCCACCTTCAGGCCGTTTCCGGTGGATGGCGAGATCGCCGTGCACGTCAGACCGTTGGCCATGCTGTAGCCGGTGCCCTGCGTCGGCACGCTGAACGTCAGGATCTGCCCCGTCGAGCCGACCGTGAGCGCCTGGCCCACGCCGTAGTTGGCGCTGCCCTGCACGATGTTGAACTGGTCGCCGACGTCGAAGCCCTCGCCGACGTAGCCCACGCTCGTCTGCGCGGTGGTGACGGTGGTGGTGGCTGGCGCCGCCAGTACGGCGACGGTGCCGCTGGTGACCGACGCGACGGTCGTTACCAGTGCGGCCCCTGCCACTCCGGCTCCGGCCACGATGACCGGGGTTCCGACGTCGCCGGACACGAAGGCGGCGGTGGCGGAGGTGAGGAACGTCGGGTTGGTGACGCTGGACATCGCGCCGTCGTTCACGGTGCGCCCGTCCAGGACGACGGTGCCTATGGCGGTGAGGTCCTGCCGACCGACAGCGAACTGGGCCGCCGCAGGGCTCTGCGAGAAGTAGATCTGTGCCGCAATGTACTCTGGTGAACTGGTTGTGAATCCGGCAAGTTGCATGGCCGACGTGCTGGTGAACAACTGCACGCGGCTGTTGGCTCCGTACGAAGGAATGATGGTGCTCGGTCCTACGAACAATCCTACGTTGAAAGAGTTGACGGCTGGTGCTGTGGGAGACACCGTAACCGTGATGTCAATGATGTTGGATAGCGCCAGAGGCGGCGTAACGGCCATGGTTCTCCTTTATTCGTTCGTTGTTACGTCGGCCAGCAGGCCGTCTTCTGTGAATACCTTGTTTTCAACGCTTATAACAGCGCCGTCGGATATGGTCTCTGTGATTTGCTCATACATGACTACGCTGAAGTCGGACCGATCGAACCACTGTGCATTTGTTTGTTCAGGGATGCGCGTCGGTTCGGCGAAGTCGGACACTGGATAAAGCTGCTGCAACGAAAGCAGGTCGTTGAAGTAATCCATGAAGAATGCGGAGTGGATGGCGCGTGCTCGGTCCGTGCTGTTCGGCCCATACAGCACCCAGTTGACACGCCAGCCGCGTGTGTACATCCATGTCTCGACCACTGGCCCAGTACCAGAGAATGTCCGATCTCTTACCAGCCGGTAGTCCACGTTCTCTGGCACGCAGCTGATGAAGCAGACGTCAACATCTGGACGAGCGATGAATGGCTGCCCCTCGGTCTGCCAGTCCACACGCACCACGCTGTAATCCGGTGGGTTGATGCCAATCATGCCGCACGTCATAGGCTGTATGATGGCGTTGATTTGCGCCACCGTAAGTGCGCTGGAAACAAGTGTTTGACCATTGGGATAGGGCGTAGAAGTCGGCACTAGGCGGCGTCCATTCTGCGGGCCAAGGCTTTGAAGTACCCGCCCCCTGGATCTCTGTAGACCGAGATCACTCGGTACTGCTCATGCTCATACTGCAAGATGTCGCTGGCCGCCGCGCCTACGTAGGCCGTGAATGGCCACGTGATGTAGAGCGTGCCGACGACGGAATTCGTGAATGTAAGTACGTTGCCGACTATCATGTAGTCGATGCCAGGAATCTGCAGCAAACCGTTGACGTACACGGTGGCGGTGTCTTCAGGCGGTACTTCTGATAGTGTGTAGGTAGTACCAGAACCAGCTGGAACCTCACCGTGAGTGCTGGGAACCGGAGCAGTTCCGCGCGTTACGTATAAGGCTTGCGTCCACCAGAAAGCACGCACACCTTCTACGCGGTCGGCTTCTGGCAGCATCTGTATTTCTTTCGGAGACAATTGCTGGACTGGACCGAATGCCTGCAGCGGTGTAACTGTTGACTGCACTCCGCCCAGCACCCACGTATCCGTGCTGCGGAATATGGTGAACGGCTTCGGCGCTATCATGTCGGGATCGACGACTACATCGGCTACTGAGATCACAGGTCCATCTTCTCAGCATTCTCCCATTGGTCTGGGTAGGTTCCGTGCGTTTTAACCGCCGATTCTTTGATGGATGGGAGCTCCTCCGCCACCTTGATTCGATCGCTGCCATCGCCGTCTACGCTTATCCCGGCTACGCAGGAATGACCAATATCACCCAGCCATTTGATGAATGAAATGTGGCGCGCCAACCTGTCTACGAAATCTTTGGGACCAGTAATGGTGAGTGTAATAGTAGATTGTTCCTGCGCATCATACCCGCGAATCTTGCTGAGCTTGCGCTGCCGTGCTCCCCAATCCAACATGGCTATTCCTCTCTCACGACCCCTACGATCGCCGCCCTCATCGCCCCGGTGTCGATGCCAGGCACGTCGCTGCCCTTGCGCGCTATCGTCGACTTGGCGTTCGGTTCCCAACCATTCGCTTCGGTGAAGATGCGACGCGCGGCGTTCTGACCAGCGAGCGCGGCGCGCAGCATGAACTTCGCGGCCTTCTCCTTGTCTCCATCCAGGCTTGCTTTGATGGAGGCGTTGAGCTCGCGATTGATGGAGTCCTTGTTGTTCTCAATTGCCGGCTTCAACACCGGGCGCGCTGGCTGCTTATTGATGGGCGAGCCCTTCTCGAAGATAAAAAGTAGCTCGGCGTTGTTGATGTCTTCCTTCGCCGCTTTTGCAAGCTTGGCTTTCTTCTTTTTGGAGGCGGTCTTGCCGGCCATCTCAAGCAACTGCTGCTTACGAGCGTCTTTACCAGCTGCTGGAACCCCTACATAAGCGGCCAGCTTCGTAAGGCCAGCCATGCGCTTCGCCAACGCGGTGGCACCAGACTTACGCGCTACGGTGATGGTGGGTCCTGTCTTAGGCATAAGAATGCCTCAGCCATGTCGAGGCTGAGGCAAGTTCCTTTCGAACTTAGGTTTAGTCGCGTAGTCGGGCTTTACACTCTGAACAAGTGGTTCTATTTGGTGTATTAAAGCTTCTGCAAACTTTTACCCATGGCGCTTTTTCAAAGCGTAGTACATTCTTGCATTCTACCAACGCTGAAGCACGCAGTTTACGCCAGTTTACAGTACTCACCGTTGTGGGGCGTGCTGTGTGTCCATCGCTGGGGTTTAAATGTAGCCACTTTTTACCAAATACTATTACTTTATTGCACTCTACACAGGTTGACTTGCTTACTAAGTAAGTTCCGTTGTCTTCTACAAATTTACCGTCTACAAGTTTACTGCCTATCCTTGCCAGAGCTATTTTTCTGGCGTGTTCAGATGCCTTTGGTACTCCTAGTGCTTTGGTGGTCTTACCGCGCCTACCATTGCCAATATTAATAGAATGTTCTGGCGTAAGCTTTCTACCAAGACCTTTTTTACTTATTCTTCTGCGCGTCTCGTCGCTTAGTTTACTGCCAATACGGGCTGTTCTTATTAACTCAATCGAAGTAGATTTATGATGTTTGCCAAAGAACGGATTACGCCGTCCAGTAGCTACGTTACCACGTTGTGCGATGTTAAAGCCTAGTGGTACGAGACTACCGAGTCGTTCTATCCAGAATGACTCACGACTCCATAAATACTGTTTATCTCCATCGGTAACCGTTTCTAGGACGGCATAGTCCCAATCAGAAAGAGCATCAGACATCAGTAAATGCATTTCGTCTATTTTTCTGAACGCGCGTTTAGCTTCTCTTATGTGATTTAAAAGGCGCTTCTTTAAGGTGGACTCAGTAGCACCAACATATGGTCTACGAGTAGGTCTGTGAACCAGTAAATACACTAAACCAGGCATGCAGCTATTATAGCTCACTAAATGCCCGTAGGACCTACCAAAATAATCCTGGCCCCATGCCGACGACCCTTGCGAACGTGATCAACTGCTGGCCGTATATTGTCAAGTTCCACGACCCCCAGTCGGCTAAAGCTTCCAGTGTGGTGTAGCCAACGCTGACGTCACCAACACTCTTGGACGTTTGCAGTCCGAACGCTAATCCCTGCGACGCGATCTGCGCGCCGTTGAGCGGAGCAGCCTGCAACACCAACTCCTGCGTTAGCCATGTAGCGTACAGATCGTCACCAATTACGGTGGTCGTCGTCAAAGTAACGGTGTTTCCACTGAGCGTGTAGTCTACCCCCGGTATCTTGAACACGCCGTTGATGTTCAACGACTGCAAAGTTCCGCCTGGAGGCGCTGCGCTAAGCGTGTAGACGGTGCCAGGCACTATACCGGCTGGCGTCTCGCCGTGCACGATGGTCTGCAGCGACTCGAACACCTCGCTAGAGTCGGAGCGAGCGTACAGCGTGCAGAAGTGCGCTATGTACAACTCAATCGCCACGCACCACATCTCGCACCAGCGAGCCTGCACCAGCGAAGCCACAGCCAGATTCAAGTACATCTGGATTACTCCGGTGGGAATCGGCGTAGACGCGTACACGTTCAACGTGGCGTTGACGTTGGTGACGATGGCCGAGTTATTCAGCGTTATCACGTTGCCCGATATGCCGATGATGAACGTACCCTGAGGGAACACTCCCCACGCCTGCAGAAACTGCCCGTAGTCCAAACCGTTCGTTGACGGTACGGTGACAGTCGGCTGTCCGATCTCCGTGCTGCAGCCGCTCAATGCGGTGGGCGTGCCAAAGAACTTTGGATGGATCGCCTTGAACTGATCCATGTAGTATGGCGGATTCTGGCCGAATACGAAGTTGCTTGCACCGTAGAATTCGGCGCAAGCAACTTCATACGAGTGACCCGCTCCCCATGCCGTGCCAAGCCACGCATTGAAATTCGGCGTGTTCAACGTCAGACCGCTTGTGTAACCGCCCATGGGGAATCCTCTCTGAATATGTCGGGCGTCCGCGCAGATTCAACGAACGCCCTGTGGCTTACTTCTTGGTGCGACCGACGCTGGCAGTGATGCCACCGACTTTCGGCGCGGGCTGCACGGGAGTCATGGGCTGCCCGCCGAACGGTGCCTTCGGCTTATCATCCGGACCCTGCTCCGCGCCCTCTGCATCGTCCTTCGCGGCGATCTCGGCCTTGAGCTTATCTTCCTCGGACAGCTCTACTTCCGCTTCAGGCTCCGTCGGCTTCTCCACGATTACGGGCGCTGGCAGCGCGGCCTTGTAGCCCGGCATTTGATCAGCAGGCGTGAGGTTGATGATGCTGCCGTCCTTGATGCCATACTTGAACGTTGGCGTGAGAGCAACCCAAAAGGGAACGGCTATGGACTGCGACGGATTGGCTTGCGCGAGAAAGCTCTTGGTGCCCTCGTCCTCGTGGACGAAGCTCTTCGAACGCTTGAATACTAGCTGCATTGGCATAACGTTGTATTCTCCTTGCTGCTTGGGTTGTAGTGCTGCGTAGACAGGGGCAGAAGAGCCTGGCGGCAAGGAGGCACCTTACTCAGCGCCACGCTGCCTACGCAACCTTGTGTTGAAAATCGAGTCCGAACGTACAAATGCCCAACGCGTTTATGTCGTTGGGCATTTGTACGGCGGTTAATTTACTGTGGTGCGTATTCGCCGAAGTACTTCTTCTCCAGCATTAGACGATGCGCAATCGCTTTGTCTTTATCTATGAACAACTTGTTCTCATGGCATTTACCATGAACGACAATTTGCGACAGCCACTTCTGGTTGTGTGAATTCCACGAAACACCGGCCTTACCGCTACTATTACTCTTACGAAGTCGACGTGTGTTCCAGCGATTCTGTGTGCGCGTTGCTTCGCGCAAATTTGTCCGCTTATTGTTAGCGCCGTTGCCATCGTGATGGTCAACGAGCTTTCCTTTAGGCGGCCAACGACCTTTCATAAAAGCGTAAGCTAAGATGTGAGCGCGATACTGCCTACCCTCAAATCCTATGCCTATTCTGTCATCAGATCTACCAGTTGGAGTGCTGCCTGCCCGATCACCAGGGTTTATAAATCTACCTTGACACTTTGTATGAATTTTCCATACAAAGATGCCTTTACGTGGTTTATAGTCAAGAACTTCGCGTAGACGAGCTATAGAATGCTTAGGTTTAGCCATGCATTAATTATAGCTCGTCTTAGCGAATTTGACTACGACACCGGCATTTTAGATACCGTCTAAATAGTATGCAGTCGTGGTCCGTTTGTAGATTACCTGACTGATACAGCCGGCAAACATAGTCTCGTACGCCCCGCCTGCGCGGGTCGTGGGGACGGTGATGGCCTGGATGAACGGCTGCGGCACCTTGAGGTACACGCTCTTCTTCGAGTTCTTGTAGAAGAACCCGCGATCAAGCCCGTTGCCGCCCGTGGGCGATCCCGGAGCCGCGGTGTTGCCGGAGCCGGTACCGCTGATCCATGGGTTGGGCAGGAAGTTGATCTTGAAGTCGATGCCGTGGTGCGCCGCGACGCAGTTCTTCTCGACGTACTCGATGGTGCTCATCGCCACGGGCGCGCCGCCGATTGCGATCGGCTGCGTGAGCGTGGCGAACTGGGTGTACGGGATCAGCAAGCGGTCCGCCATGCCCTCCTCGGCCGAGTAGCCAGAATTCTGCACGGTCTGATTCAGCGCGAAGTTGATGTCCGCGAGAATCTCCTGTGGAGTCTTCTTGGCCCACGTGGTGAAGGTGGAAGCGCCAGCCGGAGCGACCGACTCGAAGATGTTGGGGTTGT